TTTTTTGTCATTGGCTATGACCATATGCAAGAATGTTGATGGTAGGGCGTTTGGGGAGTTGAAGGTCGATCTTTCATCGGCCTCCGGCTATCCGTACGAGCAGGGGAGAAAGAAGAAGGAGGATAGAGTGCACGCTGAGGATCACGCCAGACTGCTGCTTGATGACGACCATGAGTTCGATCAATATGTTTCTAAACATGTTTGGTATACGACTGGTCGTGCCAAGATGCAAGCAGTTGGTGATGATGATGCGGGCAGACTTATTATCTATTCCGGCTATTCTTTCCTGCTTATGGCTCTTCTTGCTCTTCAACCGTGGTGCAAATTCATGAATGAGAATATGGCTTGGTGTGGGGTTGGTTTTTCGTGGATGCATGGTGGTGCTGCGAAGCTTGCCAAGTACATGGAATGCGACAAAGGGTTTGCACCAAAGGGTTTCAGATATGTTTCATTGGATATCAGTGGTTGGGACAATAAATTGCACCGGTCAGTGATGAATCAATTACGAAGATTTTACCGCACCCTCCTGATGGGAATAGGAGTGCAGCAATCTTATGTAGATAGATTTGTACGCTTGGTTGGATGCATGATTGATTCCCCAGTTCTTTTCCCCCTTGGTTATTTGTTCAAACTGCACCAGGGAATGAAAAGTGGTTGGGCTGCAACGGGAAATGACAACACATTATTGCATGAAATGATTATGCGGGCTATTATGGTCAAACATGGTTATATGAAGCATGTGCTTTATGGTGACGACAATTTCTTGCTTGTTCCCGACCGCATTACTGACGAAATGTTGATTTCTGAGTATGTGAGATTCGGTCTTAAGATTAAATATATTCACTCTTCTAGAAGCATTTCTGATGTTGATTTCCTTTCTAAACATATTATTTATAGTCATGGGCATTATTATGTGTATCGTGAAGCGGTTGAAACACATTCTCGTTTGCTGATGCCTGAGGAGATGGATCCAAGAAGACGTGACAAGCCTGACGCAGTGGTTGCTGCTGAGAGAGTCATGGGTCATTTGTTGGATAATCCATACAATCAGGATGTGCGGCGCATTTGTTTTAAAATTTTAACCATGCTGCGCGACCATTATGCGATTGAGTATATCGATGTCCATGATCAGCTTATCCGTAGTCACCCTTGGAGGAATTTTGACACCTCGCTTATACCAAAAAGATTTCCCACAGTGCCATCTGAGGATTTCATTGCGGAGCTGTATGGTGTGCCTTTCCTTCAAGATCTTCGGGTAATGTGGCCTACCACCGTGACTTTTATTCCGAATCTTCAGACTGGTTGTGTGGATATGACATTGTATAGGGCTGCGGCAGATTTTTCAAATGATGTGCTTTTTCAGCTTGGACAAGTTGCAAGCAAAAAGTATAAGAGCATCATAAGGAAATTGTCACCGTATGCGCCAATTGTAAAATGTTATGGGTTCCACGCGGCTAGATTCGAGTTTGGGATAAAATATTTCGGAATTGAATTTTCAAACATTCTTGACCTCGGTGCTCACCCTGGTGCGTGCGCTGCTTCCGCTTCCAAGTATTGTCATGAAATCGTGTGTGTCTCAACGATACCTAAGGACGGGGGAGATTTCTGCCCTTATGTCACTCGTGGTACTGATGTGCATTGTATAATTGCTGACGCCGACCATTTCGTCCCACGGAAAGTGTTTGATTTGCAACATGATGATGTGGATGTATGGGGCGCCTCTAGCGTTAACGATGATATCATTAACGGCCTTGGGATTGTTAGGCGCGCACGAATGAATTTCAGGTTTGTGAAGCAGGCCCTGTTTACATTGAAGGAGATTGATGGGCGCACAATCGATGACTTGTATGATTTGTATAAAGATTATGGATATATCGATTATGTAAAGCCCCTTTTCTCGAATCCATGGAAAAGTGAATTTATGGTGTACGTTAGGAAGGAAAAAACCCCACGAATCCGTAAAGCCGCGTTTGTGGCGAATTTGTATGGTTTTCTTAACGCTATGGCGCCAGACCTTTTCAAATGGAGCGAGTTGTTGCTTAATGCAATTTCAAACTATAAGGGGGCTGAACATATTGAACCGAATCCGAATCAGAGTACGATCTATGAAGATGATTGGGTGCGGTCTTGGTCCCAGGGGAAAGAACATTTGAGTCTCTTTGAATGTTCTCCACTTGGAGCTAACGCGCACGCAAAAGATCTGGAGTTGGAGACTTGTTCTGTCGCGGCCGTACGGGGGTGAAATAACTAGTTATTCCAGTATGTGTTTGATGTCTTGGGGAGAATCGCCCTGCATCCCAATATACCAAGGTTGGGCATCCGTTACTGGAATTGTTTGTATATGGATTTTTGTCCTTGGATTTGGAAATCTTGTTGAACCTTAGCGTGCTGTGGATATGATGTTCAGGCCGCGATAATAGACTAAGCAGGACGGCCAAATTCCTGGATTTAATTCGTACTGGGGATGTACTTATTTATTTGTTACCCGATAAACTGGATCAGTCCTGTTGTGTGTAGGACGTGGGATAGGTCGTCCCACGGCCCAACACACCAAAGTTAGTAACTTTGTCTGTGATTTAGTGGTAGGTTTGATAGTGTCTTTCCGAAAATTCGGCATGCTGTGGATTGGATGTCCAGGCATCGCCTTTAGAGTAGGTAAGCTTCATTCCGATTATTATTTTT